CAACCAATTCAACATGGGGTATCTTTGAATTCAACCAAGTAACAGGTCAATTCACTGCTAAGTCTCCTATCGTTATTACTGACCCTAACCTAACTCTAGCAGGTGCTCCCGTAGCTACATTAGGTGCAATCGGTGATTATGCTGTAATTGCAATTGAACCCACTAGCAGCCCAACTACATCTAAGCAATATTTCTACAAGAATCGTTCAAACGCTTGGGTAGCAGTAGGCAGCGCAGCATGGGTACGTAGCTGGCCAACAATCACTGGATCAACAGCATCCCCAACATTAACAGCCGGTAACACATTCGAAATCAATATCAACGGAGATTTCTCTGCAGAGATTACAGTTCCGGTATCACCAACTGCAGCATTGATCGCAAGTGAGATTAACGCTTTAGGATGGACATGCCTATCAGCATCAGTTATAGATGGCAAGTTAGTTATCTATTCTGCACAGACAAATGGTGCCTTAGACCTTCAACCCAAGTATGTTGAAATTGTCGAAGGAACTGGTACTGTTTTAGATGACTTAGGAATTCCAGCTGGTAAGTATTATCAGCCAATGACAGTTTTCGGTACTTCTGCCGAGCAACCATTATGGCAATCTAGCCAAGCTACACCCGCACCAACTGGTTCTGTTTGGGTTAAGGTCGGTGCAGCTGGTAATGGTGCGCGTCTAGTAGTTTCTCAGTGGAATAACACCACTAAGCTATGGACAAACAAGAATGTTTCTATGGCCGAAAGTCCATGGCAAGCTACTGCTGCACTTGACGCATCTGGTGGCAAGGCTATCCCTGCAGGAACAGTATTTGGATTATATGACTATTATGGTGATTATCCTGATAGCCCTATCTATCTATATTCAAGAAGGGCAACAGGACCTACAGTCGTTACTGGTACTGTTAACAATCCCACTTTCGAGAACGGTCCTTACACTTTCACTGTTCACGTATCGATTCCAGGAAGCGCAGCACTTTCATCACAGTACACAGTATCATTAGCTGACAATACTACTGGTAGCGACTTCTGCACCGCGCATGGACTGCGGCAGGAATTCCAGCAACTACTGCATATTTGAATGAGGCTGGTGCAATCGTATTGGTCCACACAGAAGGTGGAGATATCCTTATCGATGACTACATTGATTCTGGTGCAGACAACGGTAAGTCTAGTGGTTTATTAGCAAGTGCTGGACTAACCAATGCAGTTGGATCTATCTTAGGCCCATCTAACAACGCTTCTTTTGAAGCAGCACAGACCTCTACATCAGGTTCAGGTACAGGTGCAGTACTCAATGTATCTACGTACTATCGCACATACTATGTTTCTCCTTCTACATTCGTTGATGCAGGTCTCAACTATGCAGTAGGTGATACAATCACTGTCGAAGGTGACACATTAGGCGGTGCAAAACCCGGTAACAACTTAGTGGTTAAAGTAACTCAAGTAGGTCCACTAGGTGAAGTAGAAGGTGTAACATATGTTTCCGGATCTGCAAGTACTGGTTATACTACAGTCCTAAGTAATTGGGAACTATTAACCTACACTGCTAACGAAGGTGCTCCTGTAAGCATGCCTACAGACGGTACAAATTGGTTCTTCAGCGTTGTTGACCAAGTTGATATCATGGTCAATCAGAATGGCGTATGGAAAGGTTATAAGAACGTCAACTTTGACGCGAACGGTTTCCCACAGCCCTCTGGTACTAACGCTACAGACCCAAATGGTCCTATCATAAGTGCTAGCGAACCAACATTACAGTCAGATGGTACAGCATTGGTGTACGGTGATCTATGGATCGATACAAGCGATCTAGAAAATTACCCAATAATCTATCGCTGGCAATCTGTAAGTGGTGTCAACAAGTGGGTCCTAGTTGATAACACTGACCAAGTATCACCAACTGGAATCGTCTTCGCTGATGCACGTTGGGCAGCTAATGGCACAACAAACCCAGCCGATGATCCTATCCCATCAATCGCTAGCTTGCTAACCAGCAACTACGTCGATGTTGATGCACCTAGCCCATCATTGTACCCAACAGGTATGTTGTTATTCAACACACGCCGTTCAGGTTACAATGTCAAGCAGTATCGTGTAAACTACTTCAATCTAGAAAACTTCCCAGGTCAGTCACTACCTACAGTGACAGATGCATGGGTTTCAGCAAGTGGACTACAGTTCAATGGCGCACCTTACATGGGACGCAAGGCTCAACGTGCGATGGTTGTACAGGCTATGAAGGCTACATTGGATACAAACCAGGCAGTTCGTGACGAAGATAACTTCTTCAACTTGATCGCTGCACCTAACTACCCAGAACTACAACCTAGCATGATCGTTCTAAACGGTGATCGCGGTGAAACTGGCTACATTTTAGGTGACACCCCAATGAGACTAGCTGACAACGCTACAGACATTCAAGCATGGGCTACAAACGCTGCAGGCGCAACAAGCACAGGTGAAGAAGGTCTTGTAACACGTAACACATACATGGGCTTGTTCTATCCAAGCGGTCTAGCTAACGATCTAAATGGTAATTTAGTTGCTGTTCCGGCATCACACATGATGCTAAGAACATTCTTACGCAACGACAATATCGCTTATCCTTGGTTAGCAGCAGCTGGTACACGCCGCGGTATCATTGAGAACGCAGCAAGTATCGGTTACTTAGACGCAGCAACTGGTGAATTCATGACAACCAAGACAAGACTTGGTATTCGTGATATTCTATACACCAACTTCATCAACCCATTAGTGTTCTTCACTGGTAACGGTTTGTTGAACTATGGTAATAAGACCAGCTTTAACTCTCAGAGTGCATTGGACAGAACCAACGTAGCACGTTTAGTTTGCTATCTACGCAGAGCATTAACAATCTCTGCAAGACCGTTCGTATTCGAACCGAACGATCAATTAACAAGACAGCAAATCAAGGGCGTTGTCGAAAGCATTATGCTTGACCTCGTCGCTAAACGCGGTGTTTATGACTACCTAGTAGTTTGTGATGATTCAAACAACACACCTGCTAGAATAGACAGAAACGAACTATGGGTTGACGTAGCAATTGAGCCAGTCAAGGCTGCTGAATTTATCTACATCCCCGTTCGTATTCTCAACACCGGAGAATTAGGAGCGGCATAATGAGTGGGCCCTTCGGGGCCCATTTATTACAGATAAATATTATATAGGAGAAAATTTAAAATGGCAACAGCCTCAATATCGTTGAACAAAATGTCAGTTTCCGGCTCTGATGGAGCACTAGGGAACCAAGGCTTATTAATGCCAAAACTACAGTATAGATTTAGACTTGAGTTTCCTAACATGGGTCTAGTTGGCGATAACGCATTAGCCTTGACAAAACAAGTTGTTGAATGCGCTCGTCCAAGTGTTACGTTCGATGAAATCACAATGAACGTATACAACTCTAGAATGTATTTGGCAGGTAAGCACACATGGGCTGACTTTACATGTACAGTTCGTGATGACGCTGCCGGCACTGTTTCTAGAGTAGTTGGTCAGCAATTACAAAAGCAATTAGACTTTGCTGAACAATCTAGCGCACCATCTGGCGTTGACTACAAGTTCCAAACTAATATTCAAATCTTAGACGGTGGTAACGGCATTCAGGTACCTACTGTACTAGAAACATGGGAATTGTATGGTTGCTGGTTAAAAGCAGCAAACTATCAGACATTAAACTACGGCACAAGTGATGTAGTAACCATTGCGCTAACAATTCGCTTTGACAACGCAGTTCAGTCTACCAATGGTACTCTAGCAGGTGGTGTTGGTGAGTTCACACCTAGTGCAAGAACTCCAGCTGGTATGTCTACTGGTATTGGTTTAGGACCTTTCGTTTAATTAACCAATGAGTCTATTTACATCTGGGCAATTGGCACAGGGAGGGGCTAGCGTTTTCGGTAGCCCCTATCTCCGTGACTATACTCATGCATCAAAAACTTTCAGGGCAGCAGGTACATATTCCAATGCCCCGAAGTTAAAATTTCTGTTTCATACCTACTTTGATATTAATCAAGAAGCGTATGATCAGGGTTTAGGCACTGGTGCTAATTTTGGCATATTGGTAAGAGAAGTTAAATTACCTGCTTTCAGTTTCGATACTGAACAATTAAACCAATATAATAGAAAACGTATAGTACAAACTAAAATTAAGTATGAACCTGTCACTGTGACATTTCACGATGACAATGGTAATACAATTAATAAATTATGGAATGCTTACTATACCTATTACTATCGTGATGGGTCTAAACCCAAAGTAGTTTTTGCAGGTAATCAAGGTGGATTACCTATCTCTAGGCCTGGCCCCGGTGGAACTGACGTTACTCCTACATTGGCCAACTATAATAACAGAAACATGTACGAACCTTCTATAACCGGCAATGATGATTGGGGTTATGTAGGCGAGACAAGAGCTAACCAGTATGGTATTAAGATACCTTTCTTCAAGAACATTACTGTTTTTGGATTTAATCAACATAAGTTCATAGCATACACTCTTATTAATCCCATTATAACACAGTTCTCACATGATACATACAATTATGATGAAGGCAATGGGGTAATGAAAAATAACATGACATTGGATTATGAAACTGTAGTTTATAATACTGGTGATATTAATGGCCAGAAACCAGGAGATATAGTAGCCGGTTTCGGTAACTTCAGTAATTACGATTCTACTTTGAGCCCTAACTCTAATCTAGGTGCTAATCAATACGTGCAGAGGTAATTATGACTATAGTAGTAGGTGGATCAATAACAACATATACACCACCAGATTCAAGCATGTCTAAGGTGTATTATGCTACAAATTTAAATCCTAACACAAAAATTGACTCCTCTCTGCAAGTTGAGCAGATGAAGGTAGCAGTGTTACGACAGAATCCTGAAAATAGAAACGTTACCGGTGTGTTTCCGGTTGCGGCTATGACTCCTACTACTTTAGGATTAGCAGGTGCTCCTGTAGTTGGTGCTGTTCTTGCTCCCAATGCTGCTGAAGTATTCCGTACAGCAGGATCGCAAATAAATAAATTATATTAACACAGCCAATCATGCCTAGAATAGTAGACGCCCGTAACAATTACGATCAAACAGTAAAGATATTTGATTCCTTTTACAACATTGAAATGGTTGTGAATGGCAATGAATATGATATTGTATATGGATATTTAAAGGATGTTAGCGGTAACTCTAAAACTGCATCCAATTTAACAGCTATGTTATTCCGAATCTCTAATGAGGCGAACCTTGATGTAATGTATCTTTTAGATCAACTTAAAGGTGTAGCCAATAAGTTGCAGATGAATAAAATCATAGCTTATTACTTGAACACATTTAAATCGAAGTCGTCTTTATACGGTGTGGGCGCAGTATTAAAGCCTAATCAAAATATTCAACGAAACATCGTACTATAATGGGAAAGTGGGCTAAAGGGGAGTTCACTCCTAAAAATCCTCAGAAATATGTAGGCAATCATGCTCCTATATATCGTTCAGGATGGGAACTAACCTTTATGATGTTCCTAGACAGCAATCAGAATATCATGCAATGGGCTAGTGAGCCCATTAGAATTCCCTATCGTCACCCCTTCACAGGTAAAATAACTAATTACATCCCTGACTTTTTAGTAGTATACGAAAACAAGTTTAAAAAGCAAGTAGCTGAATTAGTTGAAATAAAACCCAAGAAACAAAGTCTTATAGAAAGTAAAACCGCTAGTGCTAGAGATAGAGCGGTCGTAGCTATTAATCACGCTAAGTGGGCAGCAGCAAAAGCTTATTGCAATCAAGCAGGATTAGTTTTTAGAGTAATAACTGAAAACGATTTATTCTACAATGGTAAAGCAAAATAAATTCTGGCTGTACCCAAATAGTAGCATAAATAGCGTATGAGTAAAAAACTGACAGAACTTTTTCAATTACCTGATGAATCATCGCAAGATGAATCTATACTTCCTTCTCCCAATGAGATACAGGAAGTTACACAAGAAGCATTAACGAACCTTGAGAAGATTGAGAATGCATTGCCTCAAGTTAAAGGTTTAGAATCTAGTGATACTGAGTTAGACGAACTTGCTGCACTAGCAACATCTAGTTTTAAAGACCTACAGGATTTAGGTATGCAAGTTGACAGTCGTTTCAGTGCTGAAATATTCAGTGTAGCGGGTAACATGTTAGGTCATGCTATTACTGCCAAAACAGCCAAGATTAACAAGAAACTTAAGATGATTGAGTTACAGTTAAAGAAGGCCAACCTAGATCAAAAAACAGCAACCAAGACTGAAGAAGTCGAAAATACCCCATTGGGCAACGGACAAATGCTAGATCGCAACGAGTTGCTAAAGGCCCTCACAGGCAAAAACGATGATAAATGATAAATACTTGATAGGGAATAAAATATGAAAAGCCTTAAGCAATACATAACTGAAAGTGTCAAAACTTACACTTATACAATTAAGATTGCCGGCGACGTTGATAAGAATTTCTTAGATATGTTTAAGTTCAATCTAAAGAAATTCGATCCAATAGATATCAGCGAGCCGACAACAACTCCTATCCAAAAATCACCATATGGTTTTGCAGGGATAGAAAATCAACCTGTGACTATCATTAAAGCTAACTTTAGATATCCAGCAA